GGTCTACTTTATCTACATTTAATGTACTCACACTATCACCACATTACCTGTTATTGTTACTGTTCCCGTATAGGAAACTGGTCCTGCCAGAACAGCCGATTCAATGTAATGATTTCCGTCTATAGTGACTTGATGGGTAAAGAATCCATCTTTAGCACTTTCTTGACCAATATATAAAGTTCCGTTTTGGTCTTTCGTTTCAGCCATATTATTCCTCCTTATGAACTAATAGCGTCTACGTAACTAACCCATATTGCACATGATGTTGCCGCGCTAGCTTGCGCACGAAGCAAATCAGTATTTTGCATAACCATTTTAGCACCACCTTGAATAAGCTCTACACTTGATTTTGGTGCAATGCTAAGGTCATCAGCTATGTATACTATGGATGCCGTAGTACCGGCACCGGCCACATCAAACCATACATCCACGGTGATAGCAGACGTTGTAATATTAGTAAGTCTAATACCAATCAAAGCGTCATTACTATCGGCTGTGAGTAAAGTTCCAGCTGAATCAGTTACTTGAGATTTATATACCTTTTTAAAATCCTGAGCCATTTTTCTCCTATTTCCTTATACTATAATGCAATTGACATTGCAATACTAAAGCCGGCTGTAACGCCTGCTGTGCCTGATGAGGCCGCAGTTATCTGCCCTTGTGCATCAACTGTTAAATCCGTGTTGGTGTATGAAGCAGCTGTAACTCCCGTAGTGTCAATATTTAATGTAACCGAACCTGAAGTTCCACCTCCAGTCAATCCTGTTCCTGCCGTCACTCCCGTGATGTCACCAGTCGTTGGTGCAGCCCACGAAGGGACTCCTGAAGCCAGTGTTAATACTTCAGTATCGCTTCCTTTCGCCAGTTTCGCCAGTGTGTTAGCGCCAGAAGCATATAAAATATCTCCTGTTGCCGTCATTACTGATTGAGGAGATGCTGCCCATTCCGGTGCTGTTCCTCCTGAATTAGTTTGTAAAGTATATCGTCCTGTTCCTATAGCCAACCGTGCTGGTGTATTTGCCGCAGAGGCATACATCGTATCGCCAGCTGTGGTTAAAGTCATGTCCATTGTCTTGCTGGCTGGGAATGTACAGAATACATCCAAAGTGCCAGCAGTAAAGTCTACTTTACCATCACTATTAGAACTGGATATTACAGTATCACGGGACAAAGTATCCGGTGTAGCATCCGTAACCGTTCCTAATCCTACTTCCCATTCATCATATGATCCTTGATGATCTATACAATAATAAGTAGTATTAGTAGTTGCTATCCCTGATACAAAGGTTTCAAACCCAGTGACTGCACCATCTAAATCTAAAGTGCCCGTACCTGTAGTTGTTGACGTCTCCTTGACGCGATCATTTAAGACTAAAGCCATAGTACTCCTATGCTAGTCTTAGAATAGCGTCTGATGCGTCAGCGGTTGGAAACTGAATTGTAAAAGTTCCACTTGTGCAAGTCTTATCTCCACCAAAATCTAATACAGCTACCGCTTGTTCATTGTCTGGGGTAGCATCACTATTATAAATAAGTGCACCACGAGCTGTAATTGTTGCAGATGTCCAACTGGTATCACTAAAATCACAACATGCTGTGTCCGTACTTAATGCCGGAGTAACACTCGTTAAAGAGTTACCAGCAGTAGTATACCCTCCACCTGATGCTACTTCACCTGAAGTAGTATAGACAGTGCTAGATTTAGTTAAGGTTGCAGAATTGGTATACAATGCAAGCTTAAAAGCGTTTCCACCCGATGAACTGAAATTGTGAACAGCCGTTAAAACTTCTGTTTTAAAACTGTTACAGACAGCCGATCCTGTAAATGCCATTTTATCGTCCTCCTTGTTGAGTTGGTAATTTAATTGATCCCAACCCAGGTTGAATTGATGGACGAGGAACTCTAATGACCCCATCCATATATTGATCCCGTTTTCCACGGCCCATTTGTTGCGCAGCGACCTCTTGTAAAGCGGTCTCATACGATTGTTGATATATTTGCAGCATTTCTGCTGGTCCTTTCAAATATTTGAAAGCTTCGACAAGGCATCCATACAAAATCAATGCAGGTGCGTTGTCTCCTATCCATGTGTTAGCATTACTTGAAGTCAATCTATTTGGTAACTTAGATAAACTAACTTCACTAAAGTATGCCGCATCCGGAGTTGGTACTACGTATATAGTATTATAGTCCCATTGTGAATAATATTTTGGTGTTCCCTCGGTTGCCCTATTAGGCCAATATTCATTCATATAACTAACATCTTTTCGTTCTAGATATGTTCTAGCAGCTCCAACAGCAGTGTAAATTTGAACACTATTAATAACCGAAAATTCTGTAGGAGTAAGAGCAGAGCCTCCTGGCAATGTTAAAAATCCAGACGAAGCAGTAAAATTTGAATATTGATGAGAAGTGAATATGGGTATATCCAAGTCACGAAGAATTCTGTTCTCTGTATGTTCTATAAAGTCATTAATTATTGTAGACGTTAAAACATTATCATCGGTCTCAGTGTAATCCCTTATTTGGGTAACTAATTCAGTATAAGTTGTCATGCACTCACCGTTGTTGGTCCTACGAATACTAATCCTCCACCGCCATAACCAGTTGCGGTAGGTGTAGAACTAATTGTTATAGTGAAAAAATTGGATTTAAGATCCGGCCCATCAGGGGTAACATTAGAGGTATCAGGTGTTGGTGTGTAACCAGAAGCTGATTCCAACTCTGAAGGGGCAACTCCAAACCTATCAGTTCCTTGTACGCCCATTCCTTGAAATTGTGTTGTGCTTCCTTCTGTTCCACTGTTCGTTGCATTCCAAAACATAATTGTATCTGACGTTGTAAATCCATGACTAGGTGCATGTACCTTAACTGTAGTGCTTGAAGCAGTAAAATAAAAAGGATTTACTGGAAGAAGCCTGGTTGTATCCGGTGCAACTCTTGCGGGTCTAGGATGTAATAATGATTGAGGATCCGGTGAATGCTCGTGAGGCATCAGCTGGGGAGCCTTAGGTTCATACTCACTTGTATGAACCCATGCGCCTGTCCATTCTTTAACCATTTCCGTGTAGGGAAATTGTAATCCACTACGGTCAGAAATAGCAATAGCATATTTTCCACTTGCATGCGCCATTTATCCTACCATTTAGTATTATTCGTTCCAGTCCAAGTATACTTGCCACCTTTCTTAGCAGCTCCCATATTTTGCATAGTGCCTTTTACGGGACCTTTACCAGCCATTTTTAATGGTTGTCCTGCTCCGCCTTTTACAGTTCCTTTATCACTGTTAACTCCAGCTTTAGCAGGTTTAGGTATAGAAATTTGTCCTCGGCCTTTTAACCAATCTTTACTCATGTTTCCTCCTACATTTTTACGTGTTTAGTCAAAGGCTGACCTTTCTTATTAATGGTCATATTATCTAACTTCTCTTTGTTAGGAATATCTCCTTTGCCTTGTTTTCCACCCATCAAACGCTTTCCGCCACCAGAACCTTGTGCTTTCTCTTTAAAGGATCCTTTCTCGTGTTGATGTCTTATTCCATAATCATTTCTCATGATTCCTCCTTTTTGCATTGGCAATCATTGCAATCACATTGACCACCACAGCAAGCACCACTATCGCTGCAATGGCATCCATGACCACATTTTTTACATTCAGTCATAATTACTCCTACGGTATATAGGCTTGCGCCGGTTTAACTCTAAACGAGACTCTTTCTCGGTTAGCATCAGCTGTTCGCTGAAATTCTTCATCATATACAGTTTTTAAATTAGCAGTTAATACAGGTGATCTTTTCATGGATATATAATAAGCTAATCCTGCAACTAAACAAGGAAGAAAATAGAAAGGAACATCCGCATAATTTGAATATGCTCCTGCATCTTGAATTCTATTTATATAAAAATATTTCATGATGTATGCCTTATCCGGACTTGGATAAACAAACATAGTTATGTCATTTTCCGGCCTTCCGTAATCACTGCCGGAGGCAGTAGTAACTTGTCCGTTAATAACTGTAAATTGAGTAGGCCTAGCATCCCCAGTTGAAGTCTGTTCTTTCCTGGAAAGATTCATATATTCAGTTCGTGAAATTTTAGTGATTGCCACATCAGTTGTATCTGAACTACCCTCCATATTTGCAGTAGCATCAGTTGTTGTTGTGATGACAGCATCAACTACGTCAACTACTTTCTGATCAAGGGTATAAAAGTTTTTACCCGCAACCATCGTAGTTGTCCCGTAATCAATTGTCCATAGATTGAGACC